TTTTTAAAAAATCCTTTAAATTTTTTATTATCCTCTTCGTCCTCATCGTCATCAGATTCTTCCTCCTCTTCGTCTTCTGAACCGAAGATTTCAGATGCCTGATCTGCAGTCAGCATAATGGGAGCCGGGATAATTTTTACAGAGCCATCTTCGTAAGTAATAATGATATTACCGTTGATTTCTACTCTAGATACTTCTTTAAGTTCAACTTTCTTAGTTTCTTTTTTCTTAGCCATAATTGTTTAATTTTAATGGTTTGTTAATGAATATAGTTAATCACTCAGTTATAAGCTTTTTATACTTCTTTAGGAATGGTCCCAAAGATTCATGTGCATTATTAAATTGTTTTATGTTTTCTAGAACGGTATTAAACTGTTCCTGTGAAGTTATTTCAACTACTTCAGAGTTTATAACTTGGTCCACTTGATTATAGGTCATAATCTTAAAGGATTTGCCCTCAAATGGATTATATGGTCCATGTTGTTCTAATTTAGTGTTCATCGCTATATGCTATTTTAGTTAAACCTGGAAAACCCAATTTACCCATCATTTCTGTGTATGATTGATATTTCCCTTTTTTCGAAATTTCATAGTTATCAGAAAATCTTATTGGGTAGACCCAAATTTCTGAATCTAGTTTCCTATTGGTCATGAAGTAAGCATACTTATTCCTTATTTTATAATCAGATAGAGGTTTCCATAGTTCCCATTGTAATTCTCTTATGAGATATTTATCTGGGATAATAACCTGATTCTGAAATTTCAAGGAAGCTTCTCCAAAATCATCTAAGAAATCGTAGGCCTTTTTGAATAAGATACGATTAAACTTAATATGATATACCTTGGTAAGGAACAGGGCTATTTGCCAAATCCTAGGAGGATGATTCAAGCAATCAAGGTTGAATTGGTTCTTTTCCCCTTGACTCAGCTTGTTGTATCTCCTGTAGGATAGCAGAATGGACCTGTAATCTCTTTTGCTTTCGATATTCAGGTGAGAATTCATCCCTATACCCGTATAATGCAATTTGGTATGCCCTGTTGAATGCCCTTCTTCCATGTTTCTTATAAATTTTATTCATTCTTACTACAAAATGCCTTCTCCTATGTTTATCCATTCTTGCTTCAGCAGGAAAGATAAATCTTCGTATTTTAGTTGGCTTACCCTTAAAGAATATCGATTGATGACCTTTCTTGGGTAAATCGGTTATGCCTTGTTTTATAAGATTCTTACCTTTGATAGTATGAATGTATAAATTGGCATCTACTCCTAATAAAAGAGTTATGGTTCTTCTAGCATGGTATCTTGAAAAGAATCCTAAACCACATATATGTTTTTTATATAACAACTTCTCGGTTCGGTATTTACTTTCTGTTGCATATTGATATTTGGTCCATCCCCAATATTCATCAGGCCTCCAAGTCCATACATATATTAAGTCTGGGTATATTTTCCGATTATCCCTTGCTAGTTTTACCATTTAATTTCCTTTTTGCAGCCCTGTACCAGAGTTGAATGGATTTCTCATTAGCATCAGGGAATTTCTTTTTCATTCTCCTTACTACTCTCTCTTGGTCAAATCCCTTTTCGGTTAATTCATAACAGTAGGATTTCTTAGTACCCTTGATTAGATTAAAAGAATCTCTTTCTCTTGGAGGTTTCTTTTCTTTGGGTTTCTTTATACCTGGTACTCTTTTTAATTTTCGAATACCATCTTCTCCCTCTTCTCCTAAGAATCCTAATCTTAATCTTGAATTACGGATTGGGTCAGTTTTATCATAACCAATTGCTTCCAATTGTTTATCTGCCCATTCATCATACTGGTCAATTAGAGATTTATCGGGTTTGTTGGTTGAGTTACTGATATACTTGATTAAATCAAATACTCCTGCAGCACAAGCATCAGGAAAAGGCATACCAAGGATTACCGCCTTTCTTTTAAGATCCTTGTATTTCATGTTTCTACCTGCAGCTCCTAGGAAATTTTGTTTTTCCTTTGATGGAGCTGGTTTATCTTTTTTCTTTTTTGCCATAGTTTTAGAATCTTTGATTGTAATAGGTTTGAGTTAATTCTTCATGAGTTACATACTCATAGGGAACTAATCCCATGTTATCAATCTTATCGAAGAGATCATTAGGTAAATCATAAGTGATTAACCATAAGTAATTCTCTTGAGTAATGTGGTTTGATACCATATCCTTAATTTTTGGGAAATTAGGTAATAGGTTCAATTTATCATCCTCCCAGCTATCACTGAATTGGTTGAGGATATTATTTGCTTTGTTAAAGCGGATGTCTAAGTTGGTATTCTTCATATTGTCTATATTAAAATTTTGTCTAATTAATTTTCTGATGCAAATATAATACTTATATATTATATAGAAAAATATTCTACTTATTATTTTAATATTAGCTGAGGATCAATAGAAGGAGTCTTCTTTCACTCTAGCAGCTCCTGGTTGAGGTTTCTTCTTTGGTTTTCGTTTTATGTGAGTGTTATAGGCCATATCCAATTGCTTCACATTGAAATCCATGTTATTTACCTGATTGTAATTCAAAGCCTTTTCGATACATAATCTATATTCTGGCCAAAACTTCTGACCTAGTTTTACAGTAGTAGTCTTGGCATTGAATTTAGATACCATGAATCCAAATGTATCTGCATCATCCTTATCCTCGAATATATACATGTAGAATTTACTGAATTCCCTCATTACCTCATCTGTAGGTCTTACGGGAAGTAATAAATATCCATCAGTATATAAATCTTCAGATATTAAACATACCCACCATTTCTTTATACTAGGCTTTACCTTATACTTAAACCTTTCTCTTAGTTTAGTATGAACCCATTCTGGTACTTTCTCTAATAAGTAGTTGATATAAATCTTTTCTTTCTTATTGGCTCTTCTTTTGAAAGCAGAGGGTTGCTGTACTTGCCTGGGTAATATCCTAAAGTTATTCCATCTATCGAATTCTAATATCAAACCTAGAGAATGTTTATCCCATTCATTATCTGAACCTTGTAGTCTTCTTATATTTCTTTCTAGATTACGAGTATTTACCTTAGGAACTAATTGGGAGGCATCTCCAGTATTTAGTAGAGCCTCTTTCCTTTTCATCCTTTTTTCTATGCAAGCCTCGATATAATCCTGGAAGTTTCTTTCACATGGGCAATCTGGTCTAAATATTGACTCATGTATTTCGAAGAAATCCGAAAATAATCGGAAGAACTTTTCAGACCTTTCTTTTATTTCTAGGTACTTATAATGAGATAACTTTAATATCTCTCCAGCTTCCCAAGAGGATTTACTCTCTGATAACTGAAGAAAAAGGGACTGCTGCTCAGTTGGAGTCAAACAGTCCCATGCTTTCTTTTGGTATTCATTCATATTAACGCCTCCTTTTATTAATGTTCTCTTCTATCTTTTCAGAAGTAATAGAATTTGGGTCATAGTCAAAGTTATTACAATGTAATTTATCTGGATCTGAATCCTGATATACACTGTAAAGAACACTGTCAAAATCAAGAGTTACTTCCATTTTACCATGTTCTGGGTAGATTAGTACTTTTACTGTTCTATTTGAGTAATTTACATCTAATACTGTAGCATCTATACCTTCATAGGGATACCCTTTTAAAACGATGTAATCACCCGGTTTTACATTCATAAGGTCATCAACAGAATATTTCTTATTTGCTTTTGCTAATCTTATGAATCTCCTTACATCTTTTCTAGAACAAGTTGCAACTAATGAAAAATCATCGAAGTCTTCAGCATTATCTATGCGTACCTTCTTTTTTCTTTCGTGCATTGTTTCAGTAGATTTAAGAAAGGTTCTTATACCTGAGATATTTCGTTTTAGTTTATTTAAAAAAGGCCTTGAGAAAGCATTCTCTGTAGGCATTCTCATAAAACCATAATTGAAAAGTATAGGAACAGATTCAAATACCATCTTACCCTTTACGGTTCTCTTAAGTATATCCAGAGTAGGGATAATAACCTTGATATTTTCGTATCCCTTTTCTTTTAACTCTTTCTCGATAAGGTGATAATACTTTCTTTCTAGGTAGAAGATTACATAGGAGTATGGGATACGTTTTTTCATATTATGAGTTTTTTACGATTAACTTAGCTTGTTTGTGAATCATCTTGTATGGTACTTTTAATACCTCACTAGCCATGAATACCATAAGAGTATTACCGGGAACTTGAATATACATGGACTTAGTAATGTACTGAGCTATAATACTACCGAGTTTATAATCTACTACAAAGAAAAACTCATTTGCAGGCATTGAATTGTATCTCATACATAAGATGGGTACCTTCTTTGCCCTTTTAGCATCTTTACTTGCTTGTTCCCAGAATTTTAATATATCACAGGATTTATTACCCAATAATACATGTTCGAATTTGATGTCTTTGTAGTTTTTACATTCTACCGAGATTTTACATCTATGGGCATGTCTTTCATCCTGACACATAATATCCGAAGACAAATCCTTACTCTGATGATTTGCACCAGAGTAAGGTGTTCTGCCGAATTTGAAAGAAGTCCATTCCGTAAACCATTTTGAGACTTTGAGTTCAAATCGATTACCTTTCTTTTTACTATTTGCCATAATTTCATTGTATTGTTTATGGATCATAGTGGTTTATAATAACTAAGGCCCTTGATTTTCTCTACTTGCAGGATCTTAGTATTTGATAAAGGTAATGAGTCGTGATGTGTTATTAAAAATAATGATTTACCGTTGAATATGTGTTTTATTAGGTTTATTACCAATTCTATGTTATCAGAACTTAGAGATTCAAATACTTCATCTAAGAATGCCAGATTAATACCCTTACTTGCAGTTAAAGATTCGTGCATTGCGAAAGCCATACATAGATTTACCAAAGTCTTTTCACCTCCTGACAGTTCATCATAATCAATAATGTGATTATCCCTTTCTATAAGAGTAACAAAATCCTTTCTAGTTGAACTAAGATCAATGTTAAACTCAATTCTAAAACCTAATACTTCTGAATAACTAGCTAGAGTACGATTTAATAAATGTAGGGATGAATCAAATAGATATGCCCTGATTCCATTGTTACCAAGAGGGTCATTTATCAACCAATTATAATTCTCTAACTCTAGTTCTCGGTTATGGTAATCTTCATCTACCTTTCTTAAATCCTTACGAATCTTTTTTAGTCTTTCTTTGTATTTAGTAGACATTACCTTTAGTTTCTGATTCTTAAGGTCTTTTATTTCCTGGTCTATATCTGCCAAATCTGAAGCAATATCGGAACATTCTTTAACTAGAGTCTTATACTTACTGCAGTTAAATTCTAGTTCATCTAATCTCTCTACGGATTCTTCATATAAGCTTTGAAGTTCTTCCCTTTCTTTAAATGCTTTACTGATGGGAGTAAGCATTTTCAATGCTTTCTTATATTGTTTATTCTTTATTAATTCTATGGATTCATCTACTAGCTCATTTAAAGGAGTACTTAGAGTTTCCTTGTTTATCTTTATTCGATTCTTTATCTCTTGTACTGCTTTGGTTTGATTTCTTACCTTTTGTTCTATTGCTACATCTACTTCATCTGAAATATGTTTTTGTTTTGCAATAAGTAACGCAGTTAGGTCTTTTCGTTCTTCCTTTAGTTTCCTAGATTTTTCTCTGAGATCTTTCTTAAAGGATTTCTCCCTTGACCTCAAATCGAAGTAAGCTTCTTTATTGGCCTCTAATTCTTTCTTTAGTGAAAGGGATTCGGATTCTAATTGATTAATCTCATTTAAGATAACTGCCTTATCTTGATTAGCTATACCCTTTGCTAAATTTAGGTATTCTAAATCGAATACTTCCTCAAAAAGCTTTTTCTTATCCGAATTAGATTCTTGGATTAATCTCTTAATACCCTGACCGAACATAATTGAGTTCATGAATAACAGATAGGATAATCCTAGTTCTTTATTGATGGCATTCTGTAATTCATTCTTACCCTTGATATTAATAATCTCGGCATTTTTAATGATTATGAGTCTATCATTTCCCTTAGCACCATCCTCTAGGTAATCTTTGAATTTTTGACATCTGATTACCTTATAGGAATCTTGGTTTTTCTGAAAAAATACTTCTACCATGGTTCCCTTATAATCTTTAGGTTGGTATTCTTTCCAAGTATTTACCTCAGATACTCCCTTTATATTTTTCCCATATAATGCCCATACCAAGGCATTCAGTAAAGTTGATTTCCCAAAACCATTAGGAGCTTTGATAAGAACCGTACAATCTTGGTTTAATTGTAAACTGAAGGAATCTATAGAACAGAATCCCTGTATATTTAACCTTGTAAATGTCAACATGATTCAGCTTTGTTTAAAGTATCAATTAAAAGTTGTTTCTTAGCATCATCCTTTATGCCTTTCTCCCTTAAATACCTTTTTGCTAGAGTTTTCTTAGAAACTTGCTTAGTAATCTTATGGTTTATATTTACTTGAATACTAGTTTTCTTGGGTAAAATGGTATAATAATTGCCATCATCCTTAATTTCATCTTCGGATTCAACATCTACGAATTTTGGGAATCCTTTCAGTTCTATAAATTCCATAGATAAATCCGAATAAAGTTTCCAATATCCCAGTTTACAATCTTTATCGGTTCTTCTTTGTTGTAAAGGAGCACCAATCATATAAACCTTCTTTGATAACCTCTGTGGTTTGTGTATATGACCACAAATAATTAAATCAAACCTATTCAGTACATTCAGATTTAGATTTTCTACTGAATCAATTTCTCTGCCATCCGTATCTTTTGCTCCAGGATAATCAGTATGAAGCATAAGGATATTATCAGCATTCTTATCAAGCTTTATATTTTTCAGATATTCAGATAAACCTACATTGTGATCTATGTAGGGTATACCGTATACTACTGCATTCATACCCAGACATCTTTTACTATAATCTAGGTTCACTATCCCAAATTGTTCTAAGAACTTAACCCATGAAAAAGGTTTATTACCTATAAAGCTAACTTTCTTTAAGTCGTGGTTTCCTGATATAGAGAATATCTCTACCTGGTTTTCTCTTAACTCTAGTTCTTTGAATTTCTCATAAGTCAATTCCATAAGATCCTGATCCATGGTTTCTGGCTTATGAAAGAAATCCCCACAGAATAATGCTGGGCAATTATACTCCTTACATTTCTCTTGTATAATCGACAAAACCCTGAAATGATTCAGGGTTCTTTTATTGTCTTCATTAAACTTAGCCCATAAATTTAGGTGTAAATCCGAGAAGACTATTGCTATTACTTGGTTCTTCATATTAATCTAATCTTGACATTATCATATGTATTCTGTCGTAGAAATCTAATTGAGGTACTACTAATATATCTATTACACTTAAAGTACTCCACTGAGTTAACAGGTTACCCATTATATCTGACATCTGAGCCTGATAATATCTATTTATGATTCTCTTCTTATTGTCTTCCATTGGCCATTCTTTCATATTGTACATACTCAAGGGAAGGTATATTAATAAATCACATTGTTGAACTGTAAGATCTTTGCATATATCTAAGAAAGCATCTACTTCACATTCGGGGATATTAGTAGATTGTTTATATATGAAATAAGCTGCTAAATCTACATAACTACGGTCTGTTACAAAAGTTTCTTTATCCTTGAAAAGCTTATTTCTCAGATTCAACAATTGATAATCCTTGTTTATTAGTTCTCCACATTCTTGGTGTAAAAACTCAGCATGGTGCATCTCTTTTGTATCTGGCATTAAATCTGACATACTACCAGATATAAAGGGTATACCATATTTGGTTTCTATGAACTTTGCCAAAGTGGTTTTTCCTATTCCACTTGGCCCTACAAACATAATTCTTTTCATGATAACAAATCTTTAAATGGTTTCATAAATTCATTTGTCATAAAGGATGCTAAAGAGTATTCGATACAGACTTCTTTGAATTTCTTGTATTTTATCTCCTTATTAGCAAACTTTTTCATAGGTAACTTGGATAATGGTACTTCTTTTTGAAATAATCTTAAATCTATAAGCTTCTTATTCCTTTCTGCAATCTCTACATGAGAAGTTTGATGATGATGCTCTAGAAATTTATCCAAAGTACCATATTCGTCCAATACTTTTCTAGCTTTTACAGGACCAATACCCGGGATACCCTTAATATCATCCGAAGTATCCCCTACCATTGAAAGGTAATCTACTGTTTCCTCTGGAGAATATCCAAATAATTCTTTACAATTACCCTGATGAATCATCTCATCCTTTCTTGGATTGTGTATTTTTACATCCTTACTGATAAGCTGATTAAAATCCTTATCTGAGGATATTATGATTACCTTCTCTGTGGGTTTTTTATTTAAAACTAGGTATGCTAAGAAATCATCTCCCTCATATTTAGTAGAATTATGCTTATCAAAAACATATTTAATTCTTAGGAGCTTGAGCATACCCATAATAACACGTTTTTGAGATTGAAGAGATTCATAATCTACTGAAATATTTTTCCTATGTCCCTTATAATCTGGTAACAAAGCATCTCTATAAGGAGAGTGTCCATTATCAAAAGTTATAATAACCTCATCTGGGTCCCACCTATGTAAGAACCCATGTAATGATCTAAAAAATCCGAATATTGCTCCACTTGGTTTTCCATCGGTAGACTTAAGCTTTTCGAATTTGTGGAAACTTTGATGAAGTATATTCTCTCCATCTATTAGTAATATTGTTTTCTTACTCATCGTCTTCCTCCTCTTCGTCTTCTGATTCATTATAGGATTCGTATTCTACTCCATCTATGGGATAACAGTTTTCTGTAAGAGCTTCTAGTTTCTTACGAGTAGTACCAATGGTATTTATATCTGCTTTCCTTAAAAGCTTTCTTCTTAAGTCGTCGTCTTCTTCCAAAAGCTTTTGAAATTTCTCCTCTCCTCTTGCAAGAGTTTTATCCTTGAATTTATATACTCCACCTGAGGATTTAACGATTATATCGTTTTCTACCAATACATCTTCTAATCCAAAGCATCTATCAAATCCAACCTCATGGAACTTAGGATTGAAGTATACTGGGCATTTGCTGATTGTAGGTCTTGGAGGAGCAACTTTATTTTTAATAAGTCGAACCGTGACGAGTTTCCCAGCTTTGCGTTCTTTACCCTTTTGCTTAACAGTGATAGATCTTCCTGAATAGAAAGCAGCTCTGATTGAAGCGTAGAACTTAAGTGCTGCGCCTCCTGTAGTTGTTGTATTATCTTTTCCGAATCCAACATTCAATGCAGTTCTTAATTGATTAATATAAATCTGTGTAACTCCCAATCGATAGAATAATTCGCTTCTGATACGGAAGTATTTATAAAGAGCTTTTGCTCTTCCTCCCATCTCTGCCTTAGCATCTGTCATTTTAGAATCTATGTTATCTGCACAATCCATAGCAGCAACTGAATCTATTACCAGAAGTATTGGTTCATTGTGTGTTAACTGAGATCTGAAATATAAGGCTAAGTCTGCTACTGCATCAGCAACATTTTCGATACGAGTATCATTTACTACTGTAACTCTTTCTGGATCAACTCCATTAGTTTGAGCCCATGAATTCATCCAAGATTGTTCAGCATCTACCCATATTACATGCCCTCCCAGTTGTTGACATGAATAAGCAAAGTTGTAAGCTATAAGTGATTTACCAGAGGATTCTTCTCCTGCTACTTCTAGGATTTTACCAAATGGGATTCCTCCACCAAAGGTATAATTCAATGCAAAGAAAGTACTGGGTAACCATAGACCTGTTTCTTTTGTTTCAGAAGCAAGTACTATTGATGACCCATATTTCTTTAGTAATTCGTTTTTAGAGGGAACTTTTAAACCCACTTTTCCTTTTGCCATACTGTAATGTATTAACATAAATAAAGGAGATAACCAATTTCTTGAATTACCTCCTCTACCAACCATTTATAAAACCAATTTATCAAATATCTGACTTATACTTTCTCTTTTTCTTCTTAGGTTCATCATCATCCATGTAGTGATCTTTATGAATACCTTTCTTTTTCTTCTTTGGTTTTTCATCCTCTTCATCAGAATCTCTTCCTTCTTTTAAGAATGATGCCAAAGTTTCCTCCAGTTCATCATAATCTTTAATCTGAGATCTTACTATGGATTCCAAATCTACGTTACCTGAATACTTCTTGTCAAGTTTAGTAGGTTTACATGCACGAGCAGAATATGTAGTATCATTCTTACCTGAACCAGAACGGATAATTTTTATATCGTATCCAGTTCTTGGGTCTGTCATATCTCCAGCTTCGTCTTCATCCAAGTAAAGATCGATAATATCCTGATATACTGATCTTGGGATTAATACTCCCTTATCTTTTCCCTCATAATCAACCTTAGTACCTTTCTCATCAGCA